CCAGTACATTCTGTGCCACTACCAGCATCGGTAGGATCAGAAGTAAACAAACCTACGAAACAGGTTGTTGGGCTTGTATAAGATGTATTGCGTAGAACAGCATTTAGTAATGCGTTCTCTAGGTAATTACTAAATTCTGCCATTTAAAACTCCTTGATTAAATTATCGAGCTACGATCATTCGTAATGGAACACCACTATATTCTGCGCCTTCATCAGCTTGCGAAATATTGCTAATAGATCGGTCATACAAAGAAGCCCATACAGGGATTCTTGCATCATTCATAAGGTACGGCTCGGCTTCTGCTAGTGCGCCATATAGTAGGGCATCTACACAGTTAGCCAAGAACACATTACTTGTGTTTGCGCCTGATAAATAGGTAGGCGCAGCGTAATAAAGCATCTTTAATGTATAAACTGCATCAGGCTTTGGTGCGAATATAAATTCACTAGCCAATACTGTGTAATTGACTGGCACACCGCTTTCAACTGAGCGACTGTTGCGATAAAACACTGATGGAGACATATACTCAAGCGTATAAAGTGGGTTTCCATCTATATGAATATCCCTAATTTGTAAGAAGTCTGCTGGTAAAGATACTGTTGCATCGCCACCCGTTGTAGGGCTTGTGACTACCTTTAGCATCTGCCGAATACGCAATTCTCTGCGTAAGCGATCCTCTGCTAAACGGATAAAATCAGGTATCTGTGTTGTTAAGTCCGACCTTCCCAGATAACTCGCTATCGTGGTCTGGAGGTCTGCGTATGTCGAGAGTGCCATTTTCTATATCTTTCCATCCAAATGTTCTTGTTCCGATGTGTCCGATTGCTTTTGATAAGTCATGGTCAACATACACCTCAAAACCAGCATCTTGCGCCTTTATACAGAAATGAATATCCTCTCCGATAATTGCACCATGATCTGACCACATGACATTAAACCAAGGTCTAGGAATCTTAGCCAAAATACTTGTTTTTACTAATGTCACACCAAAACCAACTGCTGTTACTTTTTCTATACTCTTGCGTTTTAATGAGTCTAGATGAATCCAACTATGTTCTTTTTCGTTCTTAATAATTAAGTTCATTGCTGTAGGCTTTATAGGCTCTACTCTTGATGTTGCATTAACGCCAACAATGTCTTTATTTCTTTCTAACAGCACTTGCAAAGTATCTTTTGGGAATCGCATATCGCTGTCAATCCACAAAAGATAGTCTGCTTTCCAATTCAAGCCTTCTTCGCTCAATCGTTCTCGCTGAGTAAAGATTAATGTGCCTGTCATCTGCATTACTTCTATTTCTACTTTATTGCGCTTACCTTCGTAAGCCATGAGCTTGGCTAAGTCAAAGCAAAAGCCAGCCATTACTTGATCTCTACAAGGTACACATACAACTACTCTTGGTTTTGTCATACTTTGCCTGGTCTTGTACGAAAAAATCTGTTTTCAGGATCGTTTAAAAACTTCTTAAATTCTTTTTCGTCGATTACTGCAAAGCCTCGCATAATACCTTTGCGATTAAGAGTGTCTATAACTGTAAAAGGCAAACTAGCAACTTTTGTAAGATCACCCCATTTGTCATGGACTGAGCCAGCATTATATTGTGCTTTGTTTTGTTCTACTATATCGGTTACATCTTGGCTGGTGCGGATAATTAACCCACCTTCGCCATCGTATTCTGCTTCTGTAAACCTCTTAGCTGATTGGTCTACTGATATAAGTTTTGTCATAGAAATAGGGGTGAGTTTTGCCCACCCCTATTCTACATCAATTACAGCGCAAAGTTCAAGTCTGCTGCGATACCATGAGCAGCTTCATTACGCATTTCCAAGGTCAACTCAGCAAGCAACTGGGTCTTTTCAGAGTCACCAGTTTTTGCTAATTCGTTAGTTTGGAATGGGCGTAAGTAAGCCAATGCTGCATACTCAGGATCAACTACTACTGCATCACGAGTACGCATGAAACGATTTGGAACAATAGAAATTGAACCAAAGTCGCTCATATATACATCGGCTGCGCCAATGATGGTCGTAGGAGCATCACCAGGAGCCATGAAGCGTTGTGCTGCAATACCAGTAAACTCTGAAGTCTTTTGTTTACCGATTGGGCTTACATACATAACCTTTGGATTGCCACCGCTAATGTACGCTTCACGGATAATCTCTTTCAAGATTGTTTCTGTGAATGTACGAACAACACCATCGGAACGAGTGGTTGATCCAGCAGTTGTTGGATCAGCACCACTTGTACCAAACGATGTGTTGGTCTTTAGCCATGCAAGCATAGTACCCATCTTACGAGCAGATGAGCTTGAGCCAGCCGTACTTGCTTGGTTAGCAAAGAGGATGGTTTCAATATCACGCTTGATTTCGCTAGATGCTTTAGCTAACTCGTAAGCCTTTTGGGATTTACGACCTGCTTTGTCTACGGCTTCCAAAGTACCAGATACCTGGATTGTCTTACCAACGATCTGGGTATAGTTACCAATACGATATGTAGGAGAAGCAGTTGTAGCTACAGCATCGTCACCTTCGACTAATGCGTTAGCAGTAGTAGCGGCAGCAAGGCTATCGGTTTGCCATTCGTGATAAACGGCAGTTGCTTTGGATTTAGCCAAGGTACTCATTAGAGGAGTATCTGTTGGGCTAATCGAATAAATCATATCGGACAAGTCCTCTCGTAAACCACCTCGAGTGGAGCTTGTGTCATATACTGTAAATGTACCGACTGGGGCTGTCATAATAATTCCTTATAAAAATTGTTCAAATAATTTAGCAGCGTCAGAGACTTTCCCTGACTGTTTAAACTGCTGTCTTAACCGCTTAGTTTTTTCTGCCTCTAAACTACCTTGAGGCTTGCCTACACCAGGTCTTAGCATCTTAGGAGCTTGGTTTAATTTCTTGTTTACCTCGCCCTTGTTTTGCATTAACTTGTCGTACTGCATAGCCTTGTAAAGAGTCAGAACTGCTCTAGAGTCATAGACCTTCGATAGTTCGTCTGCTGAAAACCCTACGCTTTCTGCGTATGAACGGATACTCTTGCGAATAGTCTCGCCCTTTTGTGGGTCTGCATACTCAGGAAGAACTTTAGAGAGCTTATCAGCCTCTTGAGAGACTACTTGCGATAGTTGCTGTGCTTGCTCAGATTGTTGCATTTGTGCAATTCTGGCTTGCTCGGCTCTAATAGCATATAGTCGCTTCTCGTTCTCACTTCTTTCTGCCACCTTTACGGCATAGCCGATTGGGTCAGTTTCTTTCAACTCATCGAGGTTCTCGCCCTGTGTTTGCGATCTGAGTGCTTGCTCGATAATCTGCAAACGCTGTGCGTATGTATCTCGTAGTTGCTTCGCCTGCTCTACAGTCTGTCGCTCGGCTTCTACAGCCTTGCGCTGTTCGGCAAGTGTTTGGGTTTTTTTAGTATAGTCAGCTTCTCTCTGATAGCCTTTTACAAGCTCATCGAGCGACACCTCAGATTCCTGTCCGTCTACTTTGACACGATACCTTGGCTGCTCTACTTCTTGCTCTGCTTCTTCGGAGTCCTCTGAGTCGTACGATTCTTCGTACGCTTCTTCGGCTTGGGCTTCTGCTGGCTGTGATTGCTGCTCCTCTGGTTGCTCTTGCGAGGCTTCGGAAGCATCCATCATAGCTAGTAAACTGCTTGCAGCTTGATCTACTGTAAGCGATTCATTCCCTTTCGGGGTGATGTTTTCACTCATTTGTTTTCCCTAATTGTTTTGTATAGTAACGCTATACACGCTTTCGTAACAAGTGTTACAAAATCTTCCAACGCTTCTTTTCAATCTCGTTATCTGCTGCGAGTGATTGAAAGTGCGCTCTGATCTTTTTGATTGCGAGTTGCATACGATATGCTTCTTCTCGCTCCTCTAATTCGTGTGGTGCAGAGTTCACAATAATGTCAATCTGTGATTGCTCTAATATATCCATTTCAGACTTAAAAAACTCGTCTCCTAATAAACCTCTAGCTCGTTGGTCTTTCAATTCTTATCCTTGGTTAGCGGCTATTGAAGCCTGTCTAGCGTTGTAGTCAGCCAACATAGCTTGGAATTGCTTGCCTTGGTTTGTAAATGGATTCATGGCTGTAGGTACACCGCCTACATTCACATTAGGATTGCTAAGTGTTGAGTAAATAGGCTTATTGTTTGCATCAAAGCCAGTAATAAAGCCGCCAGTTGTTACGCCTTCGGGTTGGAAAGCGCCTGGTTGATATTGCTGGAATGTAGCGTTTACAGGTGGTGCGCCAAATGTAAATCCTGTTGGTAACTGTGCTTGTGGAACATAACCAGCAACTCCACTACGGAACATTGTGCCTTCTGTGCCTACAGGTGTAAATCCTGGCTGCAGACCTGTTTCGCTGTAATACTGTCCTGTTAATGGTGTAGCCAAATCTGTTGGCTGACCAAATTGCTGTGTCAGTCCGCTTAATAACTCATTTATTCTTGTAGTGAAGTTTTGTGGATTGATAACGCTTGCTTGACCAGTACGAGTATCATAACCTTGATATGCTTCTGAACTAAACGGATAATTAAGACCTGCAGCCTGATATTGCGCTGCTAACTGTGGGTTTGCTTGAAAATATCCTAAATTATTAGCATTCAAAACTGCCTGTCTTTGTGTTGCCTCTGCTTGTGCTTCTGCTAATGTTTTAGCTTCTCCTGTTTGCTGACCATAAATAGCATCAATTACTACTTGACCTCTTGGTTTATTAAATGCAGCGTACATATCGCCAACATCTTTGGCTGTTGTTAGGTCTTTAACTAACAAGTCATAGTCTTTTTGTGTTAGCGTTCCACTATTCATTGCTCTGCTAACTGCTGCTTGTACTGCTGGCTGATTTAATACATCTGTACCTGATTTTGCAGTAAATCCTTGACCAAATTGGCTAACTACTGGTTGTTGAGTTACAGGGCTTACAAACTGTGCTTTTCTACCACCAATTGTTGACACATTTACTGCGTCTGGCAATAAGTCATAAATGCTTTGTGTTGCATAGCGACCACCATAAGGATCAGCTTCTAGTGAAGCTAATTCCATATTGGTAAAGCCGCCACTAATCCCACGCTGTACTTGTTCTGCTACTGCTGCGTTGCTTACTAAATCTTTTACTTGTTTAGCGCTTAGACCTTGATCTTGCGCTGCTGACTGCCAATATTGATAGCCAGATTGCTCTGGGTTTCTTGCTAAGTTTTCACGATAAGCAGAAGTAATAGCCTGTGTAAGTAGGTTTTGCCCTTCTAATGATTGAGCCATTTCTTTAGCTACTTCTGACTCACTTGCACCACTAGCAAGTCGACTAGCAAAATACTCTGCACCACCAACATCAGCCTCACGACCTAATTGTTGTTGGTATAACTGAGCTACTAATTGTTCTATAGCTGTTGACATTATCCTGGTATCTCCACATTAGATGCTATGCCAGCACCAACTTTGGCTGCTTTTAGCTGTGCTTCTACTTCAAACTCGGCTTTCTTCAGTTCTAACTGTGCTGCTGCTTTTTCCCTTGCTAACTGGATTTCTGCTGCTGCTTTCTCTCTTGCTAACTGAATGTCTGCGAGTGCCTTTTGTCTGTCTGCTTCTACATCTGCCATTGCCTTTTGTTGGGCAATTTGAATCTGTGCCTGAGACTGAGCGATCATTGCTTGTACTGTTGGATCGACTTGTTGGTCTTGTGGCGGTGGGTTAGATAGCTGTTGATCGACCTCTGGTGGGATTTCTTTAAAGAACTCTGCCACATCTTTGAAGCCAGCAGCCTCGATAAACTTAGCCATCGTAGTGCGGTATTGACCGACTGATACGAGTGGGTTAGCTGGACCATAATTCTGTAGGATCTGCTCTTGTTTAGCCATAACCATCTGCAACATAGCCATTTG